TGAGTATAAGGAGACAAACAAATGTTAATATGTAGAGCAACACGAACAGAACTAGTAGCTGAGATTGCAGGTGCTGTGCTAGAGAATATGTACTACGCTAATGTGACTGCACCAGAGGACTTGTACTTTCACGATAAGGTGCACGACTGTGTGATGTATACAGATGATGCACAAGATAGATTCAATACGCTATTCGATATAGTCGAGGAGACTATCGGTAGCTACTTACTTGATGAGGAGATGAGTGATGTACACTGTGACAATACTGTGGGGTGAGTACCCTGAAGATTCAGCAACAACGGCTGAGACATACGAGTTCAGCACTAATGCTGAGCGTGAGGCATTCCTGTGGGGTGTCGAAGAGATGCACGGATGGTTAGGCTATCAGATACTGGAGCAAGTCGATGCCCAGAGTTAGATCGACAGCACAGATGATTAGCTTCTTGGATTGGGAGGGTTATGTACCTGATGACATTCCAGAGGACGAATGGTGGCGTTGGATCAAGGACAACGTTGACGGTGGAGAGTTCAACGACAGCGGTGTAGGTGATTGGATATGGGAAACAGACGTGGAGGTATTGGACGATGAAACGAGTTGAGGTATACTTTAATCTGCACAAGAAGTTATTCAGTGTGCGTGACTGTAAGACAGGGCGTGTGATCGACTATACTAATCACATTGCTATCGCTAACCCTAAGTTCGTAGTACGTAAGGCAGGACGTGAGCGTGTACTGCGTGAGCGTAAGAAGAATGTACATGCCTTTGTGCGTGGTTACATCTTGCCTGAGCATGACGAGGCTTGTGCACGTAACTACTTCCATACTGTGTGGCACGGCAAAGAGGTGACGTATAATCCATACAAGTACAGCAGCTTTGTAGTTAAGGACACAGGTGAGCCTATTGACAAAGCTACAGTGGCTGTGCTATCAGGTGGTGGTGACCAGAAAGTTACGACAAAGGTAATGCTAGGAGCAGGATATGAATACATATAGAGTATACATTGATCAGGTATTCGTAGCAACTGTACCTGAGGACCGCATTGATGGTACACTCAAGAAGCTGAGACATTACAACGTAGATGTGAGGAGAAGTAACAATGACTATAGCTACACTAGACGAGACAGACGAGGATACCCGTTACCTGTGCGAAGTGATAGACGACAGCAAGTATTTGATTACGGCATGCAGGACTGAGCAGTCAGGCATACGTATGCTTGCATTGCTTGAGACACTATTCAACTTCGCTTGGTTCGAGTTACTTACGGACCGTCCGAAACTAAGACTTGATGAGTACGACTACGACAGGTTCCTTGAGTACAGACATGAACTCATACGACCTACACCTAATGTACAACGCAAGCCTAGACTTATTGTCATAGACGGAGGACTTGACAGATGATTACTAAACAACTAAACCTAAAGATACTTGATATGTGTGAGAAGATATTGCCTAGCACTCGTATGGCAAACGACAAAGCACTCAAGAGTTTACTATCAGAAATTCGTACAGCACTAGAGGAGACAAAATAATGTTTGTATGTTTCGCAACTAAACCACTTAACGATGGCACTAACGGCTTCCGCTTTAACTTCGCAGGCATCAAAGGTCTTGCACGTAAGCGTAAGCCACGTTCACCCAAGCGCTATGGTATTCAGCAGGGTGCATGCATGACAGGCTACCACTTCGGTAAGCTTAGTGTGTATGTCGAACAGTCTAGCAACAAGCGTGGCTCACGTAAGGTGCGTCACTTTGCAGGCTAACACGGTGGGGCTTCGGCCCCATCACAACTATGGAGAACAACAATGTATGATGATGAGAGATTGAGCATACTACATGATGAGCGTATCCGTTGCGCCCAGGCTATTGATGACCTGGAGTGGGACGGTGACTTCGTTCAGGCAGATTTCATTCGTGAGGAGTTGCGCTACCTTGACGCAATGCACGAGAAAGGTGAGGTGTATGTTCCAAATTTTTAAGGATATGTTATACTTGGTTGCCGCTGCACTGTTGGCGGTAATCATTTTTGGCGTAGGCTTTGGAGCAATATGATAATGGAAACAGGAGAAGATGATGACCCGTCTGACGATGTTACACACTGGGTTGGTAACCTACCTCAGTCGAGTACTGACAGCGCTGAGCGTACTAATAAACGTACTGTTGGGAGGGCAGAACAATCAGACGTTCAGCGCAAGAAACTACCAGTGGCAAAAAGAAAAGAAACCTAACATTGTATACTTTATAGATCTTGCATTAGGTCAGGGTCATTGTGTAGAATGTTGGGCGTACTGGAAAGTGAGGAAGAAATGGTGATGACTAAACCAATAGAGATAAAAGACACAGACAAACTCACTGCAGTTGTACGTGCGTACCTGCATACAAAAGACTTTGCATCTCTGGCAGGCAGCACACAGCTTAAGTATGAGAGTAACCTATCACGTGTGTGTACTACGCCAGTACAGAAGGGCAAGCTCTTAGGTAACATGCGCCTCAAAGATATAAGACTCATGCACATTACGTATGCATATGACAGGTGGCTCAACGAGAACGGTCAACGTGCAGCAAACTACAATGCTTCATGTCTCAGTGTGGTATTCAACCTAGCTCGTCGTCACGAGGCGATTGTATCTAACCCTGTGTCATTACTAAAGCGTAAGACTGACAAGCCTAGACGTGTGCTGTGGACACGGGATGACGTGCAGCTATTCCTAACTACGGCATACTCTGAGTGGAAGTACCGTAGTATAGGCCTGATAGTACACATGGCGTATGAGTGGGGCCAACGTATAGGTGACATGCGTCTACTCAAATGGGATGCGATTGACTTTGATCAGCATCGTGTAGACATTACACAGTCCAAGCGTGGAGCTGAAGTACACCTACCCATAGATGATGATCTACTTGAGATGTTAGCGCAGCAGAAGAGAGACTTCGGCTTTCAGCCTTACGTGGCACCGTATGTGTACCCCAGGAATGGGGCTTACTCACCTTACGATGATGTTGATATACATGTATACGTCAATGAGATTAAGGACAAGGCAGGGCTAAGCTCTGAGCTACAGGCACGTGACCTACGCCGCACTGCTATCACTGAGATGGTTGAGGCAGGTGTGGATCTTGTAGGTATCATGCAGGTGAGTGGACATCAGAACCCTCAGAGTGTTAAGCCTTACCTAGTTAACACCTTCAGTGGTGCAAGCAATGCGCTGGGTAAACGTAAGGGGTTAAAGTAATGAACATTCGTAGCTTCCTAGATACACTCAATCTAACTGACGGTGACTCTATTCGTGTGACTTGTCCTAGCTGTAAATCATACAACACATTCACGTGCTACAAGGATGGCGGTGACTATGTGTACAACTGCTTCAAGCTCAGCTGCGAACTCAAGGGTGCGTACACTACAGACATGACTGTATCAGAGCTAAAGCTGCGCATGGCTAAGTCTAAAAAAGATAAGGAAAACAAAGAGTTACAGCCCTTAGTTTATCCAGAATATGTAGTGCAGCCTACGCCTGATCACGTTTTGTTACATAAGTTCATTGACAGGTATGACCTACAGCAGGAGGGATTGATGTATGACGTGAAGGATAGACGTGCTGTGTTCCCTATCTATTACAACGGTAGGCTGCTTGATGCAGTAGGCCGTGCCTTGGATGGGGCTGTACCTAAATGGTATCGCTACTCAGGGCAGGCTGACTTCTTTACGAAGCGAGTGAACCCTGATGCAGATGTAGCTGTTGTAGTTGAGGATGTAATCAGTGCGATAAAAGTGTCACACTTTGCACCCAGCGCAGTAGGCTTTGCGATACTGGGTACATCACTTAATGTTACAGTAATGAAACATTTAGGTGAGTTTCGTGAGGTAGTTGTAGCGTTAGATAGGGATGCTACACACAAGACCTTGCAATACAAACGAGAGATAGAACTGTGGACGGGTCTACCTACTAAGGCTTTACTACTTGACGATGACCTGAAGTATGGTATAGAGTCTGATATAATGAGACTAAAGGAGATGACCAAATGATGTGGGTACTACTATGGATACAATTAGTTTCAGGTAAAGGGGTAGACTACTATCAATTAAGTACTCACCCAAGTCTAGAAGAATGTAATGTGGCATCAGGTAAAGCTCGTGTGTTAATATCACATCAGTCAGAAGCTGTTGTGTGTGTGGAGGTAAATGTAAAATGATAGACGTAACATATGTTAACCACATGGGATCAGACTTAACTGTAGTTAACGCAGCACGTGTTAGCTTTGGTAAGCAATCGGACTGGCTACCTCGTGTGCACAATGGTGAGGCTAAGGTTCTATCACAACGTGATATAAAGCTGATTAAGTATCTAGCCAAGCACAAACACATCAGCCCCTTCGGGCATTGCTTTGCTAGCTTCCACGTTAAGGCACCAGTCTTTGTAGCACGTCAGCTTGTGAAGCATAAATTCCTGCGTTGGAATGAGATCAGCCGCCGCTATGTCAACAGTACACCAGAGTTCTACGTACCTGATGCATGGCGTGAAGCTAGTGATGACAAGAAGCAGGGCAGTGGTGATGCTCTTGATCTCAACCCTGATCTTGCAAAGAATATGGTAGAGAGTTCTTTACAAGACTATCAATACCTACTAGCTAAAGGTGTCTGCCCTGAGCAAGCACGTATGATACTGCCCCAGTCTATGATGACGGAGTGGTACTGGTCTGGAAGCCTAGATGCATTTGTAGATATGTGTAACTTACGCTGTAAGCCTGACACACAGGCAGAGACACGTGAGGTAGCTGAGCTTATAGATGATCAGATGTTAACACTATTTCCATACTCCTGGGAGGAGCTACGCAATGGGTGAGATAAAAGTTACTAAAATAACTGAGAACGAAGACGGTAGTGCACAAGTAGAACTAGACATGTCGGATGAAACGTTTGCTGAGGTGTTTCAGTACGGCTTCATTATGCTAGTGCGTAAGGGCTTAGAGGGTGAGTGGCAGAGGTGCGTGTCATGTGGTGGACCATCTAAGTCTGAGTTCTGTGGCTTTTGTGTGTCGGAGGAGTGATGTATACAGTAGAGTTTGAACATGATGCTAGTATCATTACTAGTATGGACGAGGCTAACAAGTATGAAGATGTTGAGATGATACTAGCTGACGATGGTACTGTTTTCATAAGGCAGTTTGAGAATGAGCTTGACCGACATCAGTTAGTAATTATATCTTACCAACAACTATTAGACATGATCACATCCCTACAACAAACCGAGGGAATGTATCAGCTAATATCAAGAAAGGCTTTACGATGATAGACTTGCACTTTATTTATGGTGCACTAGTTATGTACTTCTTAGGTGCAATACTTTTGTTATATATTACAGATGCGGCAGATCCCGAAAGACCTAACGCACACATATGGTTAGCCCTAACTTGGCCTTTCATTACATTACTTACAGTGTTTGAAGACTTAGTGTTGGGCAGAAGAGGAGACTACGATGAGTGAGACAGCGTTACTACGCACTCTATTAGACAAAGAGTTCTATGACAATCACAAAGGTATACGGTGTCCTGATGAGCTGTTCACCAAGGACATGCGTAAGATCAAGCAGTCACTGGATCAGGCGATGGAGGTCTACGACAAGTCAGTCACTCCTGCTGAACTGGAGGCTCTATTCTTTACAGCTAACCGTACTATGACTACAGCTAACAAGGATACCTACAAAGCACTGTTCAAGAAGATAGACGGTGAGCAGCCTATGCATCAGGAGATAGCTACTGAGGTTATGTCTCGTCTGTTTCAGCAGCATGTAGGTGAGAAGGTAGCTAACCTTGGTTTCAAGTATGTGAATGGTGAAGAGAATAACTTGGAGTCCCTACGTACTTTGCTTGAAGACTACAAGGATAACTTCACGCCTAACCTCAACATCAAGTTCGAAGACATTGAGCTAGACACTGTGCTTGAGGGCATCCAGATTGAGAGCCAGTGGAAGATGAACATCCCTAGCTTACGTGAGAGAGTAGAGGGTATCAGTGGCGGTCACTTGGTGATGGTAGGCGCACGTCCTAACACAGGTAAGACAACCTTCCATGCTTCTCTTATTGCTGCGCCTGGGGGCTTCGCTCATCAGGGCGCTAAGTGTCTCGTGCTCACCAACGAAGAGAAGGTAGTGCGTGTGGCTGCACGTTACGTACAGGCTTCATCAGGTATGACTATCAAGCAGATCGTAGAGAACAAAGCTCTAGCGTTGAAGCGATACAACGAAGTCAAGAAGAACGTACAGATGAAGGACAGCACAGGAAAAGATATGAACTGGGTTGAGGCTGTAGTTAAAAGCTATCGTCCTGACGTAGTTGTATTAGACATGGGTGACAAGTTTGCTGATCGTACCAGTGATAAGTCTGATGTGTATCTTAAGGATGCAGCTATCCATGCACGTAACATTGCCAAGCTGTACGACTGTGCAGTGATCTGGATGTCACAGCTGAGTGCTGTAGCGGAAGGTATCGTACAACCTGACATGTCAATGATGGAGGGCAGTAAGACAGGCAAGGCTGCTGAGGCTGACCTGATGATACTGATCTCTAAGAACAGACAAGTCGAAGGTATGGATTCAGAGGAGGACTTGACACGGTACTTAACTATTGCTAAGAACAAGCTAGACGGTGGATGGCACGGACGCATTACGTGTGAACTTGATGGTGACATCGCACAGTACAGCGCATAAAGGAGGAGCGAGTGAGGACAGTACTAGACGTAGAGAACAACTCCCTCATACGTGAGGGTAAAAAGATTATGGACCCTTGGGAGCCGAGCAATCATCTTGTACAGGTAGGTACACTTAACGTGGATAATCCTGACGAGATGCACTTGCTTACGTTTGATCACCAAGAGAAGAAGGACACTACAGGTGGCGCTGCGTTTGTACTGCAGGCTGTACTGGATGAGACAACCCTGCTGATCCTACACAATGCACGTCACGATATGCCGTGGCTATGGGAGTCAGGCTTTCGTTACGAGGGTAAGATATACGACACAATGATTGGAGAGTACATACTACTGCGTGGCGTTAAGCGTAGCACTAGCCTAGCTAACTGTGCAGAAGAGAGACAGCTACCCTCCCGTAAGCTAGACGTGCTCAAGGACTACTACAAGAAAGGATACAACACAGACGAGATACCATTAGTAGAACTACTAGAGTATCTTACTGGTGACCTACACGTGACACGTGAATTATTCCTAGCACAAGAGCATGACTTCTCTCAGCCAGAGAGTCAGTCAATGATACGTGTACGTGACATCAGCATGGACGTGTGTATGACACTGTGCAAAATGTATCAGCGTGGCTTCAAGGTAGACCGTGATGCTCTCGAAGAAGTACGCAAAGAGTTCGAAGATGAGAGGGTTGAGCTGGAGACACGCATTGATAGAAAGGTACGTGAGCTTATGGGTGACACACCTATCAACATGGGTTCACCAGAACAGAAGTCTCAGGTCATCTACAGCATGAAGCCTAACGACAAGAAGGAGTGGGCTGAACTGTTTGAGTATGTAGATACAGCTGACGAGTATCGCTCTACTGTTAAGGCTAACACTACCCGTGTGATGCGTACTAAAGCATTCACGTGTCCTACATGTAATGGCGAGGGCAAGGTATACAAACTCAAGAAGGATGGTACACGGTATGCAAGACCTAACAAGTGCAAGGACTGTGACGCACGTGGCTATCAGCTTAAAGAGACAGACCAAGTAGCAGGCTTGAAGTTCTTCCCGCCTAACAAAGAGTGGGTGAGTGACTCAGGGTTCTCTACGTCTAAGTCTAGCTTGGACACACTAATCTCTACAGCCAGATCTAAAGGCATGACTGAGGCAGAAGAGTTCCTAACAGATCTACGTAGGCTGAATGCAGTTAAGAGTTACCTGAATAACTTCGTTGGTGGTATTAGTCTGTTCACAAAGCCTGACGGTTTCTTGCACGTAGACTTATCCCAGACTACAGCATCCACGGGGCGCTTCAGTGGGCGTAACCCTAACATGCAGAACATGCCACGAGGTAACACTTTCCCTATCAAGAAAGTATTTGTGTCCCGCTTTGATGGCGGTGAGATTATGGAGGCTGACTTTGCACAGTTGGAATTTAGAACGGCTGCGTTCCTTGCACAAGACGAGGTTGCGATGGAAGAGATTGCGACAGGGTTCGACGTACACAGTTACACAGCGAAAGTTATCACTGATGCAGGTCAACCTACGACACGCCAAGAAGCTAAGGAGCACACCTTCGCACCCCTCTTTGGCGCAACTGGTTTCGGAAGACCCAAAGCTGTCGCAGCTTATTACGAACACTTCACTGAGAAGTACAAGGGCGTAGCTAAGTGGCACAAGAAATTAGCCAAGGAAGCGGTCAACCTTCTTAAGATTACAAACGTAAGCGGTAGACAGTACGCTTTCCCTGACTGTCACCGTAGAGACAACGGCAGCGTGAGCCACATGACCAACATCAAGAACTACCCAGTGCAAGGCTTTGCTACTGGTGATGTGGTGCCAGTTGTACTGATGGAGATTGACGAGAGGTTGAAGCCTCTGCAGTCTTGCTTGGTCAACACAGTACATGACTCAGCTGTAATAGATATTCACCCAGACGAGAAGGAGTACGTCATTGCAATGATACACACACTTAACGAAGACCTTACTTCGATTATCGAAGAGGCCTATGGAGTACAGATGAATGTACCCCTACTTTTAGAAGCAAAAATCGGACCGAATTGGCTTGACACCAAGGACGTTTGATGCTATAACTAGCTTCCTTTGACAGTGTAATAGAAAGGTAACTACACTATGAGTAACACAGCAATCGCACTAGCATCTGATGGTAAGTCTATCGCAGAGATGATGGGTCTAGCGGAGAACTCAAGCGGTAAGCGTTCAATGCTTGCACGGTTCAGTCAGATCCATAACTCACTCAAGGGTGAGATCGAAGTGAACGGCAAGATGATCAAAGCAGATACAGTTCCTGCAGGATCGTTCAAGCTAGTGCAGTCTGACGACAAGGTAGCGTATGCTACTAACCCTAAGATTCGCATCTTTGCCCAGCGCATGCAGTGGACACGATGGGATTCACAAGCTAACGAGATGGTCAAGACCGTCCTGGTTAACAATCTTAATGGAGATCTAAAAGATAACACAGGTGGCTTCAACGCAGGCCGACCCTCAGGTTATGTAGAGGACTTCAAGTCTCTGCCTAAAGAAGTGCAAGACCTAATGCGCAGCACTAAGCGTACCAAGGTTGTGTTTGGCACAGTGATTATGCAGGGTGCTATGGATGATCAGGGTAACCATATCAATGATGATAGTCTGACTACTCAAGAGATTCCATTCGTGATGGATGTCAAGAGCCGTGGGTCTATCAAAGCTATTGATGATACACTAAAGACAATCTCTCGTAAGAATGCTTTGCCTATCCAGTACTATCTGGAGCTGGACTCAGAGCTACACTCAATGCCTAATGGTAGTGAGTATGCTACAGTCGAGTTATCTGTCGGAGATAAGGTTGACCTAGCTGACTCTGACAAAGATGTACTTGATGGCTTTATGGATTGGATCGCTGGTATGAATAACTATATCAACGACCTACACGTAGAGCGTAGCGGTGTAAGCATCGACAGTAAAGCTGAGGCTGTAATCAATGACATCGTAGATGTTGAGGTTGCAGACTAATGGATCACGTAGCTGAGCTATCCTTACACACATTCCTACAGAAAGCACTTGCAGGTGAGACAGTAGTTGATGAGACTATTATCGAACAGGTAGGTAAAGACGTAGCGGATGCTGTGCGTAAGCAGTTCAGCAGTGGCTCTCGTGATGAGTTCAAGCTAAGGATGTCCAACTTAGGACGTCCTACTTGTCAGCTCTGGTTCGAGAAGAATGACCCTGAAGACAAGACACCGTTTCCACCACACTTCCTAGTTAACATGATGCTAGGTGACATAGTGGAAGCGGTATTCAAAGGGTTACTTCGTGCTGCTGATGTAGAGTTTACGGATAACGAAAAGGTTGTACTCACTTTGTCTGACGGTACAGAGATCAGTGGTGAGTACGACATGGTTCTTGACGGTAAGGTAGATGACGTTAAGTCTGCGTCACCTTGGTCTTACCAGAATAAGTTCAAGGACTTTGAAACGCTAGCCAAGGGTGACACGTTTGGTTATGTAAGTCAGTTAGTAGGTTATGCTACAGCAGCCGACAAAGAAGTTGGTGGTTGGTGGGTAATCAACAAAGCTAATGGAGAGTTTAAATATGTTGACGCTTCTGGTGTTGATGTCGATTCGCAACTACAAAAGATCGAAGAGACAGTCCAGTACATACACAACGACGAACCATTCGAGCGCTGCTTCGAGGCTGTGCCTGAGACTTACTTCAAGAAACCAAGCGGTAACCTAAAGCTTAATGCTACTTGTGGTTTCTGTGCATACAAACATAAGTGTTGGCCTAATCTAAAGACCCTGCCTTCACGTGTGTCTAAAGCATCAGAGAAGCCTATGGTTGACTACGTGTTTATAGGAGATGAGGTTGGCACAGAGGAGACATAACTCCCGTAGGTATCGTAGTGGCTTAGAGAAGACTGTAGCTGAGTTCCTGAAGACTAATCAAAAGAGAGTCAGATACGAGGATCTTAAAATAGAATGGAAGGATCTCAGATACAGAACTTACACGCCTGACTTTGTACTAGACAACGGTATCATTATTGAAACTAAAGGTATCTTTGACAACGAAGACAGGCGTAAACATATAGCCATAAAAGAACAGCACCCTGAGTTAGACATTAGGTTTATCTTTAGTAATGCTAACGCAAAACTATATAAGGGTGCAAAGAGTACGTATGCTAGGTGGTGTGAGAAGAATGACTTCTTATATGCACACAGAGTTATACCAGAGGCATGGCTAAAAGAAGAGGGCGAACCATTAAGATTGACTAGAGTAGAACTGAAGGAAGAGCGAGAATGAACAAACGGTTTAGTGTAACTTTTGTTCTTGAAGTGGATGAAGACAATAACATATTATCATCTGTGCCTGAGGCTCACGTTGACGATGTGTATGACTTGATCAAGGACATCTTCTACGATGTGGATGATGTAGAAGTAGACAAACTAATAGTTAAGGAGCGACTATGAGTACCTTAAGCGATGGTGACTTAGAAGCATGGGAATACTACAATGAGGTGTATAAGTCCAAACAAATGGGACTCAACGACTACCAGAAAGCTGCATCCAGGACAGCCATTTACAAAGCAGAGCATTCTATTTTGTATCCTGCACTTGGCTTGGCAGGTGAAGCAGGCGAGGTGTCGAACAAAGTAAAGAAGATGTTACGTGATGGTAACTTCGACAAACAAGGTATCGCTGCAGAAATCGGTGACGTACTGTGGTACTTAGCTGCTCTGTCACGAGACTTGAATATTGATTTGCATGACTTAGCTATGCAGAACTTAGAAAAGCTTTATGGACGTAAAGCACGTGGAACACTAACAGGCTCAGGAGATAAACGATAATGCCTAAATTAACTATCAATGAAAAAGATTACTACACTGATGACTTCAACGAAGATCAGATGAAGATGTACAATGAGATCAACCTAGCCCGTGAAGAGATGGGGCGTATGAATTACTTGACGCAGGTACTTGATGCACGTTGCAATCAGCTAGGCGGTATGATCATCCAAATCGCAGAGACACCTGGAGAAGACGAAGTAAAGCAACTTCCAACAAAAGAAAACGAGGAATAGAAATGACAACTTACGGACCAACCCTATCTATCAGTGAAGAAATCCACGCTATGAAGTACCGTAGCACAGGAGAGACATTCAAAGAAGCAATGACTCGTGTGGCTGAGGCACTTAAGGATGACGAAGGACACTTCAATAACTTCCGCACCATCTTGTATGAGCAACGCTTCCTGCCAGCTGGGCGTGTGCAGTCAGCAATGGGCGCTCCTCGTCGTGTAACACCTTATAACTGCTTTGTATCTATGACTATCGAAGATAGTATGGACGGTATTATGGAGTCTGCTCGTCGTGCTGCTGAGACTATGCGTCTTGGTGGGGGTATCGGCTATGACTTCTCTACCCTACGTCCACGAGGTACTCTAATTAAATCACTGGAGTCCAAGTCATCAGGGCCAGTATCTTTTATGGGCATCTTTGATGCTGTATGTAAGACTATTGCATCAGCAGGCCATCGCCGTGGTGCGCAGATGGGGGTACTTCGTGTTGACCATCCTGACATTGAAGAGTTTATTCGTGCAAAGAACAACAGTGACACACTCACACAGTTCAACATCTCTGTCGGTGTGACTGATGAGTTTATGGAGGCAGTCAAGCAGGACAAAGACTTTGATCTGCAGTTTGAGGGACGTGTATACAAGACTGTATCAGCTCGTGCCTTGTGGGATGACATCCTACGTAGTACTTGGGATTGGGCAGAGCCAGGTATCCTCTTCATTGACCGTATCAACAAGAAGAATAACCTGTGGTACGCTGAAAAGATAGCTGCTACTAACCCCTGTGGTGAACAACCATTGCCGCCAAACGGTGCATGTCTGCTAGGTTCATTTAACCTAACCAAGTACATCGTAGAGCATGACGGTAAGTATGTCTTCAATATGAACCAACTACGTAACGACATTCCTCATGTTGTACGTGCAATGGATAACGTTGTAGATCGTGCTACCTATCCCCTGAAAGAACAAGAACTAGAGGCTAAGAGCAAACGCCGTATGGGTCTAGGTGTCACAGGTGTAGCTAATGCTATCGAAGCGCTGGGGTTTGAGTATGGTAGTGATCAGTTCTTGCGTACTCTTGAAGAGATTATGGGAGTAATTAGAGATGTTGCGTACACTACATCTGTTGAGCTTGCTATTGAGAAGGGTCCGTTTCCTCTCTTTACTCAAGCTTATCTTGAATCTGACTTTGCTAAGTCTCTTCCTTTTAATATCAGGGATCTCATTAGCAAGTACGGTATT